GTATAAGCAATAGCCGTTAGGCGTTTTAAACTATTGCAGTTGTTAATATTTAAGTTCTGTTCATATATTCAAAGTTCGTGCAAGGCTACTGCTCATACACTCGTCCGTTATGTACAATATAGCTTAATTCAGTTCGTCTAATATACTTGTTTGCTTTTTCTTCTGGTGCTAATTTCATAATTTATTTAATTTTAATTCTTTAACTAATCATATACAAATACGTTATGATTCAGTTAAAGGCTTTGTTTATAATCATAAATTATTCTATCTGGTATATCAAGACCGTAATTATCCGAACAGAAGCTTTTAAAAGCTTGTAACCGTTCACGCTGTTGACTAACACCGTATAAAGCTAATTGCTTTTTTAGTTCTTCTTTTTCTTGCAATAGTCTTTTAATAGTTTTTCTTTGTTCCATTTCTTTCTTAGAAACAGAAGCAAGTGCATCTTTGTAATTTTGTATATTTTCCATTATTATTTAGTTTTTTAAGTTATCAATCCGCAACTACGCATAGCCTTGTACATTGTAAACAATGCTATTTTATAGGTAGTTTAGGAAGTTTACCTTTTATCTTACGCTCTAGCTTTTCTATGTAGTCCGCTACTCTTGGCTGTACTAAATAGCTTTCTGTATTTATTGGAGTTGTGTCTTTACTTGCTTTCACAGGTATTACAATCCACGCTTTTTCTGTTCTTACGTTTGGTACTTTTTTACCATCTTGTTTTAAATATCTTGGCATTTTTATAATATTTTTAGTTAATTAATTCGTACAGTTTACAACAACGTGTATAGCACATTAAAACGATGCCATACACAACACGTTGTAGCACATTAAAACGATGCTACAACACTATATATAATTAATAAAAACCAACACCGCCCAAAACTTTAGTTAGTGCTAGTCTTTAATACATTCTTTTCTACTGTAATTTCAAAGTCATAGTGCCAGCTTTCATCAGTTCCACAACTCAAACCATAAGTAATACTTGTTTGCCTAATATAGAAGCCAGTTATTACTCGCTCGTTTTGGTCTGCATCCGTTTCTAAATAGACTTTGTCGCCTATATTAAATTTATTGTCTATTAACATCATTTTGTTTTTTGGTTTTTACTAATCATATATTTTACATTATGCACAATTATAGTGCTTCAAATTCAATTTTGTGGTTAAAAGAATCACCATTGCCACTTGCATGAATAGCCCATAAATTACCTTCTTTTATCTTACATTCGTATAAAGATGTTGAATATACCTTAATGCTGTAAGAATGTCTATCTGTATATCTAACCTTATATTTTTCACCTACTTTAAAATCTATTTTATTCACGATAATTAACTAATGCTAACAATGGCTATAAATAAAAGCCGTTGTTAAGGTTATTTCTTTGAATCAATCATTTGTTATACGGCTTCAATTCATAGCCGTAGGCGTTATGCACAATACATTTCTTCTTTCAACTTTGTAATTTGCTCTAATACTTCATAAGGTGTTTTATCTGTTTGGCTTTCGGTTGTTATCTTGGCAAGTGCAGCCATTAACATTTTACCTTCTTCTGTGTTTGTGTTAATTTCGTTTATATTTTTCATCTTGTAAAGTGCCTAACACTGGATAAAAGTTAATTGCCATGCAAGGGCTTGTTATAATTTAATGGTTAGTATTTATAGGCAACTAACCTTAGCCTTACCGTTATTTTTCAAATTTATTAATACCTCTATTAATATTATTGCTAACAAATTTAATTATATTTTCATCACTTATTTCATATTTCATAGATTCAGTTAGTTTTGTTTCATATCCTGCAACTATTTTGCTATTTCTACTTCTTAATTCTGTAATATTATAAACGTCTGGTAATGGATATTTTTCTAAAGCAACACTTTTAAAACGCATCATCGGTAACTGTTCTTTTAACTTCATGCACCAATCATAAACACTTTCTTCTAGTATTTCATCTATTACTTGTATTGCTCTCTGGCCATCATACATATTTGTATTTGATAATAACATAAGTTGGTGAATCCATAGTTTAGCAAATGATTCATTTTGTTGTAAATTAACAGATTCTTGTTGTTCTTTGTATTCTATTATAGAATTATAAGCCTCTATATCTGTTTCTGTTGGTTTCCATTTGTTTTGCATCTTCCATTTAAAATGCTCTAATGCTTTGTCTATGTTCATTTTTTTACCATTTATGTTCACACTCTTTAGGTGTTAATGTGTTTAAATCTAAATCAAAATAAAAATCATCAAACGGTGCACCTCTTGAATCTTTTTGTACAACCTTTACAGGGCTATTTTTTACATCAAAATCAGTAACAGTTAGAAATATTGATGTTTCGCATTTCTTTTGCACATAAGTTCCTAAATGCCCAAACGCCTTATCTTTTTCAAATGTTTTATGTATTACACAACAAACATGAATACCAAATGATGTCCATTCTTTTAGTTTATTTATAACTAAATTACTTTGTATAATGTCGTTAGGATTAAAACATAAATCAGCAATACCATCTATAAAAACCATTCCTATATTTTCCTTATGCTTCTGTATTACTCCATCTATAAATAAAACCATTTCCTTATCTGATAGTGTTTTAATTCCAAAAGGAAGATAGTTTTTATATTTATATCCTACCATTTCAGTAACACCTTTAAACGATCTTTGAGCATAAAATTCACCCTGTTCTGTATCAAAGTCTAAAACATATTTATTGCCTTGTCTACATGATTTAATACTAGGAAAATAATTTATGGAATTACCACCAATATAACTGGAGGCTATTGCTCTTTTAAAGAATGTTTTTTTAGATTTTTGTGGTGCTACAATGGCACTCATTTCTCCATAAGTAAAAGTAGTGTTTAAAAAACTTTCATTCTTATATTCATGATACCCTATACCTAATGCTATTGGTGGTGCTTGTACTGGTTTATCAATATCAACAAAACATTTTTTATATGCTTCATCAAAATCAAACACACTTTCAGTATTAAAATCATTTATATCTAATCTTTCCATTATTCTTTTTCTGTTTTACCATATAATTCTGTATTCTTGTCATGGTATGCTGTTAAATAACTTTCAAAAGTCTTTAAAAAATGTTTAGGATTTGATTGCATTGTTGTCATCCCGTTAGGTAATTTCTTTTGTTTGAATAAACCAATGAGGGCACTTTGTATATCTTCCATTTTATAGTTGTTTAAAAGTTGTTTAAGATTATCTTCTGAATCTCTATCAATTGTATTTAAAAAACTTGGCTTTCCTAAATGTTCTTTTCTTAATTTATTCCAATCATTTAAAAAACCTTTTATTCCATAAGTAATAGATTTATCTATTATCTCATTAACACTTACACTATCATTAACACTAACGGCTTTTTTGGGTTTTTCTGTAAAGGCTTGGGTTATTTGGGTTTTAGGCCTACCTCCTTTTTTACCGTTGGCTTGTTGTTTTTCAATGTATTGCTCCCATTTCTTTAAATCTCTTTTTAGTGTTTTCTCTATTGGAATCCAGGAAGCTTGAATAATTCTATCTTCTAAAATTGGTCTTTCATCATTTACATAACTAAAGAAATGTTTTATTAAAATACCAGCTTCTTCATCTGTCAAGTGATTAAAACTATCTTTCCAATCAGCATAAAAAACAATCTTATTTTTATTTTCTGCCATAATTATATATAAAAAAAAGGAGCAAATCCATAACGCCCCTACCACAAGGCTTTACTTCTTTACTCCCTTTACTATTAATCAATTTTATCATGGTGGTAGGTATTTAGTAGTTAAAGATAATTAAATTATTTTATTTGACAAGTATTTATTAACTTTTTTTTCCTTGATTCCAACATTTTTATAAATGGCTTCAATCTGGTTTCTTCAAATTCTAATAAATCATGATCGGTTAATTCTAAAAGCTTTTCAAAAGAACTCAATTTAGGTATAGACTTAATTATATCAGATTGTTCAATTGCTTTTTGCTCATTCAATAAGTTAGTGCCTAAATATTTATCGCTTAATTCATTAAATATCTTTAAATCTGTTTTATTAATGTAATTAAAAGTACTCAACATATAAATAACGTTGTCATGTGTCAAATTTAATACCTCACCTATTTCTGTTAGTGTGTATTCTTCAATACGTGATTTTGCCAACTTACAAAAAACCTTTCTGGAATAAGCGTATTTTCTTTTTCTGTTTCTTGTGCTAATATCAAAACCATATTTGGAATCTAAATCCTCTTTTATTTTATATAGCATTATCTATTATTTCAATTAAATTTCTTAGTTCTTCTCTACTAAAATTACCCTCTACTAATTGTTTGTAGTTTGCAATTCTTAAATAGTAATAATCTTCTTTGTCTAACTGGTTAATTTTTACGTCTATTTTCATATCTCATTAATTGTTAATTCTATAAATTCATCGCCTTTTTTTACGATCTCTTTTTTTACATTCAATTCAAATATTTGTTTATCATCAAACCTATACTTCTTTTGTAACACGTCTAATATCGGTTTTAATGGATTATCTATGTCTGATAATGTAGAACTAAACCCAAAGGTTAGATGTACGCTCAAATGACGCTTAAAATCTATTTTAATCGGTGGTAATAATAAAGATAATGCTTTCTCGTAAGTTTTGTATTTAGGAGTTTTATATCTTTTGCCCTGCCAACATGTATTTATGCTTAGTGGTTTAATTTGTATTTTCATATTAAAACAAGTTTAGTTTGTCTTTTTTTTGGTGACATCTTCTACCTAGTATTTCAAGGTTATCTAAATCCCATAACAGTTCAACCGTTGCGTTTTCCTTTGCAGTTTTTCTGGAAACGGTGTGACTAACATCAATAGGTTTACAATCGTTTCGTTTACATTGTTCGCAAAAATTATATCCATACTCCACAAACTGTATCTCTAACTTTAATAAGGCACTTTTTTTTATCTTTTGCTCAATCTGTGGAGTGGTATATCTATTACCTTTGTTATCACTATAAGTGTTCATCTAATTCTTCTAGTAATTCATGTATTTGATATAATCTTTTTACAATATTAAAATATTTAATAGTATTTATATGAAATATTTCTAATTGAAAAGTATCTAAATTCATAAAAGCAATATAGTCTGCATTAAATAAATGTTTATAAGTTGATAATTGTAATTTAGAACTTAAATATATATTTTTATTTCTTTTAAAATCAACTATATAAATTTCATTATGTTTTGACAAAGCTAAATCAATCCTACCTATTATTTTGCCATTAGTAATTTCAATTTCAGATCCAATAATATTATAATCTTTTATTGATTCATCAAAAATATCACAACCATCAAAAGGAATCCCATTTTTTATATAGTTTTCTATATCTTTATGCCTATTATTACCATCTTTTTTAACGGTGCTTTCATAGTTTCTAATATTAATTCCCTCTAATCCTATTTTATTTGCCCAATACTTTAAAAAAGGCTTATCTAATAGATTTATTAATTTAGTTACGGCTATCATAATTCTGACTCTAATTTTCGTTTATATTTTATTTGTTTCCATTTTTCATAAGCCTCTGATTTTGGTTGCGTTTGTCCTAAACCCTTGCAATAATAATCATTTCTTAAAATACATCTAGCCATCCTCTTCCATGAAGGAGCCCAACACTTAACCTCTAATGAATGAGGTGCTTCATCAGGTATAAATTTATACCCTCTTTGTAACCATCCAGCAATAAATTTCTCAAATCTACCCCTATAATTTTGTCGTGTCTTCTTGGGTAGTGACTTTAATAAGAAGTTAGTATAGCTTTCCCATGTGTGGCTTTCTGGTTTTTCTACAAATCCAGCTCCTGTTATACTTCCTCTTTCCTTTACGTATAGTGCGCCAGAATTAACACCACTAACACGATTTATTAATTTATACCATGTCATTGGTTCTAAAATATGATATAACCATAAACCTTTCTTTTGATCATCACCATAAGGTTGACAAAGTCTTTGATCTCCAAACTTAACACCTGCCTTTGTCATTAAGTCGTAAATAGTATTGTGTGGATATTCTTTGTTTTTTAAGTGATATATCCAAATATCTTCTGTTCTCCAATCGTAAATAGGATAAATATTAAACAAATTATTATTTATTTTAGTAGTCCATTTATATCCTTTATGCATTAAACCTTCTTTATTTGATGTTATAGCCCTATATCTATGTAGGCTTTCATCAGAACGAATACCAATAAAAGCAGCACATTTTTTATTTTGTGAATACCACTCTCCAAAAATAACCATTAACTCCTCAAATTCCATTTTAGGGACATAAAAATAATATTGAGTTAAATCACTTGCTAATTTAGGCTTCTCTCTAATCCATAAGTCTTTTTTACTTTCATCCCAACAAACCCACTTAGGCTCAAAATCTGATACAGCATTTCTTAAGAGTAATTCTCCACAAAACCAATGTAGTTCTATTACATCTGAATACATTTCAATCATTTCTTCAATGTGTTCTATTGTGGCCTTATATTGAGCCTCTAAGTCGATTATTAAAAGACCAACCTTAATGCCTCTTTTTTTTGCTTCATCCAAAACCAAATGAGTCATAACTGTTGAGTCCTTACCACCACTAAAACTAATGTATATTCTTTCAAAATCATCAAAGGTTCTACTTACTCTACTCCTAGAAGCCTCTAAAACTGATATTTTTAATTCTTTCTTTTTACTCATGATTAATAAAGTTCTATTTGTCTACCTGAATTTAATGCTTCGTGCATTTCTACTTCTGGTCTATTATTAATAACTAGCCACTTATTTAAATATTCTAAAGCGATATTATTAGCCTCGGTTCTTCGTGTCTCTGAAATATCAAACCATGCTCCAGAATACCTAGAAGGAACTTTAGACTCATAACAAACAGCAGCTTGTCCTAGCCACGCTATTCTATTCATACTATTGTTAGTCAGGTAATGTTCACATGAATGCTTCCAGTTGTTTATAACTCCTTGTAATGCTTTTGAAAATATTTCTTTATTGGATAATATTTCTTTAAATATAATCTCACATTCTGTATGTGATTTATCTTTTAATACACTTTCATAAAACCCAGCAGGATAACACTCCCATTTATCATATGTGTGAAATATTCTATTAGGATCGCTTGTATTCCCTGCTCTATATTGTTCTATTTCAAAAGGAAGTAATTTATCATGAACAGGAATATATTTTTCATTAGACTCTTCAGAAACCCACGCTCTACTAAAATCTTTATCAGAAAATAAATGTTCTAAACCAGACACTTGACAAAGCCTTAACACTTCTTCTTCATCCATACCTAACTGTTTGGATATTCTATTATTACTCCAATTTCTATTTTTTAGTTCGATTACAATTTCACTCATTGCATCTACCTGATGTTTACCTCTAGCCCTATTATGTCTAATTGTTGAAGCAATACGATCATTTTTGCCAGATTGTTTTTTTCTTATATTTACAATAGGTAAATAACCTTTAACACGCTCATTAACAACTTTAGATTCTTTGCCAACTCTATTCCTGTGAAAACCATCAATAACCTCAATCTTGTTTTTTTCATGATTATCCCATGATACTATTGGCTGAGTATAACCATCATTCATAATAGAAACCTCTAAGAGTTCCATTTCTGGTGGTGCTACTTTATTTGGATTATAGTCATTAGCAACTACTTTGTCATTTTTAACCCATCTAACAAAATCAACAGGCTCATTTTTAAATGGAGACATTTTGTGTATTTCGCTTCGTATTTCGTTTATAAATTTAATTTTCTCTTCAAAATCAAGGATTTCCATCTCTGTTTTAAATATTTTAATTATTTTACTTGTTATTATTTCCATTTTGTTTATTTATTAATTCATTTTTAATTCTCTACCTATTGACATAAACACATTGTTTGCTCCTTCATATATCTTTCTACAAGCGTATAATTCTGGCACTACTTTATCTGCATGTCTTTGTTTTATAGCATTTACTTTAGAATCGTAATTATGAAATTCATTATTCCATTTGATATTAAATTCCACTTGCATTTCCTTTAAATAAAACATATTACAGGCTAAATCTCTTTGCATTTTAAACAAATCTTTATACTCCTTATTTTGATAAGAATGTATAATAGATGATATTTTTTCTAATATCTCGTTCATATCTATTGTTTTAGCTTTTCTATTTCTTGTTTAACTTCTGTGTAAAATTCAACTCTACTAAATTGATAACCATCATCATTACTAAAGTTATCTAATTCATCATTTATCTCATTAACACATATTAAAGCACATTGTTTAGCATAGTCCATGTTTTGACTAACTGATAATGTTGCAAATGGGAATTTATTAAACCTATCCACTAACTCTTTAGCTTTTGCTTTTGCTGTCATATCTATTGTTTTATCGGTTATCGTTTATAAATTTTAAAGTTGTTTCCTTTGCTTTCTTTTCAGCTTTGTATAACTCTATGTAATGTTTGTTATCTTTTAAATGATCCGTATTAGGTAACGTTCTTACATATTTAGCTCCTAATCCTTCTAATGTTTTTCTTAGGTTGTATTCTGCTAAATCATTTTCTACATTGAATGTTGCGTTTATTTTCTTCATAATTTATACAGTTAAAGCAAATTCTAATGCTGTTTTTAATTTCTTAGATACACAATATTTAAACCCATCTTCTCTGACTGTTTTACCATCGTAATATTGAAGTGTTTTATTAATAGTTTCTAAACCTCCATTGATTGCTTTTTGTGTTAGTTTATCACTTAACCATTTTACTGGGGATTCATCTTTTGGTTGTGTAGATGTTTTAAGCGTTCCATTTGCATCATCATCTTCTGCTTGTAATCCTAAAAGACTACCAAGAGTATAACGTCTGTAATAAGTAATTTCAGAACCTCTTTTTTGCGGGTCTGTTTGATTTGTTAGTTCAATTCCAGATGTTACCATTTCAGAAGATTCAACATCTACTATTTGAGTTACAACGCTATTTGATAATATAGGTTGTAAACAAAGTAAATCATGTTTTTGTAGTATCGGCTCAACGTGTTCTAATAGTTGATTAATGTCAAAGTACTTGCTTTTATAAAAAGGGTTTGTACTGTCTTTAGAAATTTTACCAATCTCTTTTTTTGCTTCAAATAATTTTTTATAAATACTCATGTTGTTTTATTTTTATTTATTAGTACATAAATTACTACACTATATCCGAATATTAATGCTAAATATATCATACGTTTTTAAGTTTAGTTATTTCTTTGTTTATCAATCGTCTGTACTCATTTATACAGTCTTGGATTAGTTTTCTGTTGTCTGGATTATCTGCATAACCACTCGTTCCAATTCTAACTTGCCTAATATATTGTTCACTAAAGCCTATTTTATTAGCTACTTTCTTGTGTGATCCGCTTGGAGCGTTATCAGCAACTAAGTTGAGTTCTTGTCTTAATCTATCCATTTAACATATTTTTTAATTGGTTTTGTTGCCATTCAGCATAAGCAGTATCTAAAGTAACATCTTGATATATTGTATCAAAATCATATAATTCAGATTCTACTTCAATTCGTGTTACTCTTTGCTCGTTACCATCGTGATAACTTTTAGATTTTTCTTGGTGTGTTACTCTTATTCCTCGTATCATGTTTTTTATATTAGTGATTCGTAAGCCATTTCGTTTAATACTTCTGGGTAATCTTCACCTAAAGATATTAGTTCATCTTCGGTTAGTTCTCTATCTTCTTTTATATGCCAGCCTTCACAAAAATAGGCATCACAAAAATCTGGATAGTCTTTGGTATATACACCATCAACTCCTAAGTTTTCTACTTCTTTAATGTCCATCTTTTTCTTCTTTTAAAAAGTCATCAATTTTGCTAGTTGGTTTTCCTGTTGCATCTGCGAAATCATCACAAATAACTTGAAAACTATATGACATATCTGTAAATAATTCTGCTAATGTTTTTGTATCTTTTTTCATCGGTAGTGGTTTTGTATTGTTAATACTTCTAAATCGTTTATGTGTTCTTCCATTAGTTCAGTTATATCTGTACCTAATAGTTCAACTTTATCTATTTCAAATTCTTCTGGTTCTGGAGGCGTTTCAAACGTTCCAAATTGTCCTTTGTGGTATGTTCCTTGAACATCTATAATAAGTCCTTTAAATTCTAGTTGGTGTGTCATTTTATACAGGGTTTATAATTGCATGAATTAAACAAAGAACGCCTAATATAAAAAGTGACGTTATCCAAATGTGTTTTAATGTAATTGTTTTCATAATGTTAAGGGTTTTTAGTTTCTTTTACTTAACGAAGATAAAGAAGATTTAATTAATAAACTAATATTTATTCAAAATAATTTAAAAATAATGTGTAAGCCTTGCTATTTGTCCGTTATCTACTGAATGTATAAAGCCTTCAATCGCTGCTTTATTTATATACCCGTTTCTATGATGCCATGAATCGGCTGGACTTGGTGAACGTAAACTTTCAACCGTTACATTAATGTAATCTTTTGCTGTTTTATGGTGTATGTGATGCGTGTAAAAATATCTATGTTCTGCAAACATCCAATATTGTTTCGCTTCAATACTCATTAATTGACCTAAATCAATTTGTTTAGCACCATCCCCATGAGTAGTTCCAATAAGACTATTACCATATAATGTATATTTTCGATGTGCTATTGAGCAATCAAATGTAATATTCTTACAGTTTCTAAAATAAGTTTGTATAACATCAGCAAGAAAAAAACCATTAGTGTAATCGTGATTTGAAGGATTATAAACAAAATGTACATCAGCAATAGTTATTAGTAGTTCTAAAACATCTACATAAAGCTGTTTGGCCATTAAAAAGTTTTCATACCACATGCCATCGGTGTCTTGTGGAGTTCCAGATGTTGTTGTCCTTCTTGGTGTATCGGTGTGTAGTATATCGTTACCACCAATGAATATAATTTTATCTATATGGAAACCTTGTGCTTTGTTTAAAATACCTGTAACACCATCTAAAACACGTTTAACAGCTACTTGTTGATTATACTCTACACCAGTTTCAAATATTGTACATAATTTGCCTACATGAACATCGGCTGGATCAATAACTAAACAATAATTATCATCTAGTTTTTCTCTTTTAAGTTTGGTAAATTTAGGTGAGTATTTTTGGAGGTCGTTTAATAGTTCTTTTACAAAAGCATCTTTTTCTACTGTTTGAAATTTAGGATTTTTAAAGAATAAAGAACTGTTTTTGGATTTTAACCATCCGTGTTTAATTTCGTTTACTGGTATGCCTTGTAGTTTTGCTTCATCTTTTAACCTCCTATAACTATTTACTACATCTAATTCATCTTCTTTTAATCTTAATCTTGTTGTGTTTCTCGTTTGTGATTCACTCATATAAAAGATATTTAATGTGGTGTAATATATAAAAAATTTATATAAAAGATGCTTTTCTATCTGTTATCTTGTCTTTTAATTCGTTTAACAGCGCTGTTTCTTCTTCATCAAAACCATCTTTTTCAAATTCTTTATAAATGCTCTTGTACATTCTTTCCGCTATTCTTAGATTCTTTTTAGCAAGTTTTAACTCTTTACGCTTTAATCTGATACCTTTCATTTGTGGATCAGGCGTTATAAGTTTTATAAGTCCTGGTAGTATTGATAATATTTCTTTCATATTCTGTTTTTAGTGCATATTTAAGATTATGCAGTTATTAAGGCATGTTTAAATAATTCTGTTCAAACTGTTTACAAACTAAATAAAAGTCATACATTTCTAATTGTACAACTAATTCTTTTAATTCTTCAATTTCTATTAATTCACATTCATCATGCAATTCTAAAAGCCATTTATAAAAATGATTGGCATTTTCAAATAAATACAAATCATCTTCGTGAAACTCAATATAATCCATGATAAAAAAAGGGTGCTGTTACACACCCATGTTTAATTAAATAATACTTTTCTTAACTTTAGTTCCTCCTGCTGCTGTTCTAATACCTAAAACTAATAGTATTTCACCAATAGAATTACTAAGCGTGTACCATAAAGCATCAGCTTGTTCTGCTATTGCTCCAGCTTGGTTGAAAACTTCTTCCGTTCCAGCCTCTAAATCAATAGTAAGCTCTGGATTAATTAGTTTCACAATGCCTGGAATTACCATAAATAATAATCCTAAATAAGTTTGCGAGTTCCACCACTTTTTAGCGTTTGATACTACATCTGTTACTTCTCCCATAATAATTGTTTTTAATTTATTTATTTAACGTTGTTCCATCGTGCTTTTGTACCACGAATATCATAATGTGTAAAAGTGTTGTATCTTCCAACTCCACCTTCTTCTATGTAATTTTTTTTAATCAAATCTTCTATTAAATCAGCCATAACACTAGGGTATATTTTTTTGCATTGTATATCTGCTGCCTTTCCCAATATGTGTTGGCTGTTTTTAGCACCTCCTATGCGTTTATTATGCTCTTTACACCTATAAGCATTAGTTAGTTTAATTGGCTCGTCTAAATACTCTCTAATGTACTGTAAATAGATAACTAACTCTTTTATATTCTCAAAAACTGCATCAGGCATTTTACAACCACATTTGCATTGAAATTCTGAAAGGTTAAAATTATGTGTTAATTGCATTAGTTTTTAAATGGAATCTTTTTAGTTTCATAACCTTTTACTCTTATAAAATATAATTGGTCTGTACTTCTTAAATTCTTAGTACTTGCATCTACAAATCCTTTCTTAATAATTTGACCTGATATATTTATAACCTCATAAGGTAATCCGTAGTTATCTCTATTTACCATTTCAAAAAACGGTAAACCTAAAGTAGTATTCATTTGTTCTATACTTTGAAAAATACCACCGCCTCCTGTAAAGGTCATTGATGCACCACAAGTGTACTCAATATCTGCTCCATTAGTAATAAATGATGCTCCATTTCTAAATTCAATATGTGCGTTTCTTAAAACAAATTTCCCTCTGTTAAATGATACGTTTTCATTAACATAGTATTCTTGAAACTCTGGAAAGAAACAATCATTTTCATCTATTACTTCATCCACATTTGTATCTTCTAAATAATCATCTATACAACACCCTAATCTAAACTCTGGACAACCACCACCAAAAGTGCATTCCTCATTTAATATGTTTGTAACATTGCTCTGTGAAAATGTTGCTAATCCTATTAGCATACATAAAATTGTAATTGTTTTTTTCATTTGTCTATATTTATAAAGTTTTTAATCATATCAACTATTCCTAATCTTTTTAAATCTCTAAAGAACGCAAATACACCATAGGTAAAAAATGTAGATGTTATCATAATTATAACCACATCGACTAAAGGATTTGTATAATCACCTCCTTTTATAAAATATGCCCAAAAAAACAACCCTGATAAATAAATACAACATATTGGAAATACTAAATCAAGAAATGTAATTTTATCTTTATTTTCCATTAGTCTAATTTTTTCTCAATCTTTTCTAAAATATTTTCTATTGCCTTTAGCCTACCATCGAGTTCTGTTCTAGGCACAAACATTTCTATTTTATCTTTAACGCTTTGGTGTTTTTCAGAATCAGATTTGTGCATTATAGATGATGCTTGTAATTCTCTCAATTCACTATCTACTTTTTGTTGCCAACGTGCTTGATAAATAATAAAAGTAATAAGCACCACCACGTTTGAAAATGATAACCAATTCTTTTTTATGAAATCTGTATTTGATTCGCTCATTTTTTATTCATCTTTTTAATCTCATTAACCAATAAATCCATCTGTGTTTTGTCAATCAGATCATTACTTAATTTAATAACCGAACTGTTTTTTTTTACTAACTTAACCAACTCCTTAAAATCTAACCTTTCATGTTTTTTATAAAATTTAAACTGCTCAATTATTAAGATGTTTAATGCTTCTTTTTGTTGCCATGTTAAAGCATTATAAACCTTTTCATTTTCATAATTCCAACCGTTTAACTGGTTTATATTTTGTCTTGTTACAGCTATCGGTAAAATCATTATCTATTTTTAACTTTTGATAAATTATTAGTATACTTAATTCTGCCTTGACTTTCTAAAACTGCTATGCTTTGTAAAATTCCATTGTCATAAACATTACCATCAATAAAAAGATAACCAACATTAACTTCTAAATCGTTTCCTTTTAAATCTAAATCATAAGGGTAAACCCAAGCTTTTAAATTACCATTTTGCATCCTATCGCCATATACATTATAAAAGCCATTTCCAATACTCCAACCACCATTACTAAAATCTAACGTGTCTAAGGTTATCATTTCGTAAATCTGTGTATTTTTAGAGGCTGTTTTATTATATTCTTTTACCATTCTTGCACTCCAAACTTCTGTTGTTTCTGGTTTACAAGCTGTGAGGCTTAAAAAGGCTAGTATGTAGAGTAGGGTTTTCATTAACTCCATTTATTATTAGTTACAATATAAGGAACTGTGTTAGTTGCCTCTGCTCTCCCAATAATTAAATATAAATCATCAACATCGTTTAAATTTGATGGTAATCCGACGTAATCACCAGCGTCTAAAGTTGGTATATCTCTTTCATAAGTCAAACCTGTTAAATCTGTTTCAATAGTGTATATTTTTCCAACCGTTTCACCTCTAACCGTTAAAACAATATTACTGCCATTGTAATACATATACACATTATTATCGCCATTTGTAGCATTATATAGACTTAATCCTAAAGCGACTTCTGATGTCGTTCCCGTAACTATATCTGCTTTTTTTATTGAGTATGTTCCTGCTCCTGTTCTATAACTAACAAATATTTCATCGTTTATTTGTATCATATTACAAGCCGAAATGTCTGTTGAATTTGCTGCATCTGAACCTATAAAATTATAGTTAGCATCTAATTCCGCAAAAGTAATAGCGGATGTTGCTGGAATATCTTTACTAAATCCTAAACCTATATTATAGTAAGTATCAAAATCACTTGTTACTAAAACACAATATTTATAATAAGTGGAATTGCTTTCTTTTCTTGGATTTACACCTACTGCTCTATATGTAGATGTGCCATAAAAAATAACACCACCTAAATACGCTCTAACACCATTAGTTGCGAAAGCCATTTCAACGGTTAATAAATCGGTGTAACTTGCGTCTGTTAAATCAACTTCTAAAATATTAAAATCATATCCGTTTGGTGATTCTCCAGAACGTGTTGAAAATGTAACATCTGTATTTGATTGTTTTAATAGAGCTAAATAACTTCCATCTGTATCAAATGTACCAACCAATGTGAACGCACTAACATCCTCTATACTATCACTTTTCCAAATCCTAAAAGAATCTACGTGATATGTGTTTTGTATTACATAAATATAACCTGCATCATCTATTAAAATAATTGGCGCAGGGTGATTAAAAGGTTCTACTGTTGCTGTACCTGAACCAGTTAATAAATAACTATCAACGGTGTTTCCTGTTTGCTTAGTTACATAAACAGCACTTAAATTTGCTGCTGATTTATATCCAACTGCGTAAGTAGAACCATTATACCATTTCATCATTGGGTTTGCTAAATTTCTAACCCTACCACCTAATGAATACCCTGTTACAATTAGGTCTTTTTCATTCCAAATGTAATTTAAACCCCCTAATGTCCTATGAAAATATTTTAAACTCATTAGTAAATTGTATAAATCGTATTAAGATGGTCACGTATTGCTTCTCTTTCTGTTGTACCTATATCACTTGCATAAATTGTGAAATGTTGGAAATAACCATTAAAAGGTGTGCCACCAGATATTCCTGTAAGTAAATTAAACCTGTCATTAGTGCTTGTTCCTGAATAAGCCACGTTTTGGTCACCAGCTAAATTATCATTCCAAGCACTTATATCTGATGCTGTTTTAATACTCATCATTATGCGTTGGTCTGTGTTATTTATAGGTGTGTTTAAATTTGCATTTACAGTGCCTCCTGTTGCTGCAAGAATAGTTTGCCTTCCTACAGTTGATCTAGTATCGTGTTTTAAATACATCCCACTAGAACCACTTGCTGTGTTTACAAATATATCTCTAAGAGCAGCACCAACAGCACTTGCTGTTACTGTATGTACAGATGATGCACTTCCTACCGCTAAAGGAGCGTAAGCTGTTGGCGCTGCATATTGACAATCTCCATTTGTAAACCCTGCTATAATACCATTTTTTACTGTTGTAACTCCAGCACTTCTAACGGTCATTCCTTTAGGTAAATTAGCACCTATATCTAAATCCATTGACGCCTCCGTTCCTTGATTAAAGATTGTTTTTATATATAAATCACTTCCAACTGCTGCTAAAGCAGTTAAATCAACAAAATTACCATCAAATCCTATATTAGTTTCTGTTCCTGTTCCATCTGAATTAGGTGTAACACTAAATGCTGCTGTTGCTGAAGAGTTTAATTTTTCATATATAGAATATCCAATTGGTGGTACTCTTGAACTCCAAAAACTAGCAACTTCTGGTGAATCTGAAACTGTTGCACTCCATGAGCTTTCTATAAATCCTCCTCCTTGTGCTTTACCTCTAAAATAATAAGTCTGACCGTTTGTTAATCCTGTATTTGTGTATGTCAGTAAAGCACCACTATATATTTCTGTTAGATTTGTAGTAAATCCACTATCATCTGCTCTTTCTATAACGTAATTATCAGCATCAGTTATAGCACTCCAATTAACTATTAATTCAGTATCACCTTCTGTTAATGTAAGTGTTGGAGCTGTTAATGTATCTACGTTCCCAATGTTTAGATATATTTTAGTTCCATCATAATAAAAAGAAAGAATATTTAATTTTATAGCATTTAAAACTCCACTTGATATAAAATAATCCTCACCGCTTATTGCTGGTGCATAACCATTACAATAAACCGCACAATAAGTATCTTTTACTGCTCCTGTTAAATCTAAAGTTAAAGCACCACTTGTTAAATAGGTTGCTTCATTATATAAAGCATTTTCTGTAAAAACTATTGATGTTCCTGTTTTACTTGTTGCTGTTGTTGTACCACTAGAAGTACCCTCAACTATAAAAAACTCTACTCTATTATCTACAGTTAAATCTGCTATTTGTATGTTAGTTCCTGTTACTGCTGCTCTATAAAAATTAGTGTTTACTGTTGTCCATGCTCCACTTGCTACTGCTTCTGTTTGGTAAACTCTAGTCGCTCTATTATAGAATCTTACATTTACATCTTTACCATAGAACTCTAATATTGCATCTGTATAACGTCTATTAAATAATATAGCTGTTACATTTGCGCCAGAATATTCAAAAGATATACGACCTCCTGCAACCGTTGTAATCGGTGTGCCTTCGTCTTGTATTGCTTCTATTCTGAAAACTCTATAACTGTTTGAATCTCTAACAACTTCTACTTCTGTATCGCTTAACTTTCTGTAATCTGAAATATCTGCTGTACTTGTTGCTAATTTTTCATAATATGCTTCCGAACCAGTACCATCATCTAATACATACTGTAAAAATGATGTTGTTTGATTGCTTTGATCTCCTAATAAATTCGGCGATGCTGTTGATATATCAGCATATTCATTTTCTACTGGTTCTGTTGATGCAACTGAAGTACCCATTTGAGCAGCCAGATTTGCCTTTGTTATACCTTTAGATTTTAAACCTGTTGCTGCATCTATATCTACTACATAAACTAAGTCCTCACTAGATAGTGATTCAGTTGTGGTTAATTCTGTTAATTTTCTTCCTGCCATTTTATTCTAATATTAATTCATCACTATTTTCTAGTAATAAAGCGTCTAAATCTTCTAATAATAATATCAATGATTCACTAAAACCTGTTGCATCTAAATCATCTATAAAAGCTGCTGCATATTCTTCTTCACTATTTATGGTTATTTGGTAACCGTTTAAATCTGCTTTATTCCCTCCACTTACTGCTTTTATTTCTGTGATTTCTGCACCATTAAATAAACCACCTATTCTATATTTTCCGTTGTTATATTGTACTATATAACGAACATCTATTTTCCTTAAATCTTCTAACTTTCTAGTCGTTAATAATTCTTGTTTTGTTAATGTAAATTTTAATGTTTGATCTACACTAATACCATCATCATCATTATTAATTGTTTCTTCAAAAGTTGCTAATACACATTCATAACCATAAATAGCAGTACCAGGAAAACTTGTTAATGTCGAACCCTTTACACCTACTATTTGTGTGTGTGTGTAATCTTCATATTTAAACAAATAAACTCTTTTAATGCCTCCAACATTATCTAAGCAAGGTTCACTTCTTCCAGTTGTTAAAATTGCCATTTATTCTAATTCTAAATATTCTTCACCATTACCACCTGCGCCTGTCGTATTACTATTATCAATTCTTTCATTACCAAAAAACCAACCACTAATTGTGTTTATATTAGAATCTGGTTTAATATCATAGTCATTATCTTGTGTTGGTGTGTATTCTGCTATTTCATCTTCTTTATCACATAAAAACCTATCCAATCTATCAATGTAACTATCTGCTTTACTTTGGTAATGTTTAACACTATATTTAATACTCTCTACATCGCTTATATTAGCGTTTTCTGGTTGGTTTGTGTATATACCGCCATTTGATGCTAAAACGTTTCCTGTACGCAAGTAGTCTGCATACACACTATGCCATAAAATTGGCTTGATGTAATCGGTGTACATCTGTAAATATAAACCTGTTAATGGTGTGTTATAGTTAGCAATTATATAATCATAAAGTTTAGTTCCTAATATTGGTTCTAATAATAAAACTTGTGCATCATATATTAATGACATTAATCTATCACTATCAACATTACCACCCATAGGTGTATTTGTTTTTATCTCTTGTGTTGTTATTAAATATGTTGCCATTAATTCTTTGGTTTAGGTAGTCTATACATATCTTCCCTATGTGAAAAATCTCTATTAGAACCTTTGTTGTTAATGAATCCAAATCTTTTATAAAACTCTATCAATCTATTTTTGTTGCCTCCAAAATCTTCAGATGGTGTTAATATTATCTTATAACCTAATTTGTCTGCTTTTTCTATTAAACTATTCATGAATTTAGTACCAATACCTGATTCTCTTGAATTTTCTGGAACTATAACTCTAGATAAAGTTAGTGTTTTTGTTTTTTCGTTTTGGTAAATATCAATAGTTAAATCCTTAAATTCACCCTCTAATTCTTCACTAACTTTTTTTTTGCTAACAGAATCACCACCATCACTCCATTGACCATCCTTGTCACGTTTTTGATTAGGATCAAAACCACCTAACTTTGCTTTTATCTTATCAATTATACTAAGTTTAGTAATTTCTGTTACTCCACTATCTCTATAATTAGGTTTTAAACTCCAATAGTTGTTCTGCTTTTCTGCTACTTGTGCAACTCTTTTATCATTAGTTTCCCATTTAGCGTCTTTTCTATCTTCTGGCTCAAGTGCTAATATCATTTTCTTGGCGTCGTTTACTTTAATTTTCTTATTATTCTTTCTAAGAAATATAACTCTTTGCCACCAATGTTTACAGTTTTGACCGCCTTTCATAAGGAAAACATTATATTTTGTTTCTCCTTTGGCTGCTAATTCTGAATTGTAATCTGAATCATAATTTAAATCTTCTGCTTTATAAAGTTTATTAGCTTTTATTATCTTATTACAAAACTCTCTTTCGCCTTTTTCGTGTCCTGCATACCTATAACGTATTTTAAACAAACTAGTGTCTTGTATGCTTGTAGTTCTAGCGTCTGACTTAGGAATACTAGCAAACTCAAAAACGGTGTTTAAATCGTTCTCTTTTAACGTTATTTCATCACATCTTCTATCATCTACTAACTCCCAATCATCATAGTTTATATCTTCACCTAAATTAATAAGCATTTCTATATTCTGTGAACTCATTTTAACATCTACATCATCAGCTTCATCATCAATAGTATCATCTATTACGTCTGCTTTTTCTTGTGTACCTTCTTCTGTACTTTTGTAAGTATCTCTTAACGGTATGAATGTTAAATCTGTTTCTAATCCTGCTAATTCTAATATTGGTGCTAATTCGTCTATAAATGTTTGTTGTATTGGTGAAACCTGATAATCTTGTACTAATTTACTTTGTACATCTAATTCATCTGCATTGCTATTAAAACCGCTTGATGTTTCTAATCCAAATAATGCAGGAAAAACTCCATGGCCTACGATTATTTTATTCATTGCCTCTTTAGATAAGAACTCCCATTGACTATGAGCGTCATTAACTTCTAAAGGAACAACCGTAACTTCTGCTTCTTTACCATCATTAAAAGACAAAATAAACTTTCCAGCGTTACTACTTCCTGTTAGTTTTTGTTTAATCTTACGTTCTAACTTATCTTTTTGTGCATCATCTAAAGCAGCACCATTATTAAAGTTAATTATGTAACCAAAAGATAAACCATTTAAAATATGTGAAATTGAATAGTTAGCAATTTCTTCCTCCATCTGTGCGTACTGTAAACTAGCAAGATAATTTGGATCGGAGTAATAAAATTTACCAGGCTTATAAGGTTGTACTAATTTAACCATTAAACTTTCAGTCATTTTACCCTTAAATACTGGTAATTCTTTCACCTTATATTTATATGTCTTAGTCCAATCTTCACAAAATCCAACGCTGTTAATTACACCATCTTTATCAGCTTTTTCCATTCCTAGCTTATCAAATGGTAAATGCTCTATTCTAGCAACTCCACCACCCTTAGAACGTATCAACTGCATTGCGTACTGTCCAAATATTTTAAAATCTGCAATACATTTTTTTTGCTCTCTTTTGTTGAATATTTCGTTTAATTCATCATATACTTCATTAGTACCATTTATTTCAATGCCTTTTCCATATACCAATTCACACATCGTGTTTATGATGCTTTCATTAGTTGGACTTCCATTATATCTATCTATGATATATTGAAAGAACGAATTATCTCTACCGTTTAAAACCCATTTGCGACCTGGTATTTCTTCAACCGCTGGTTTTACGTAACTTGATAATTGGATTAAACTTATTCCATCATGTTTCTTATCCATGTATTTTGTAATTTTGTGAAACTTGTGCAGTTGCGAACAATTGCCCTCTATATATCACATTTGTAGTTGTATTGTCTGAAATTGTAAAATCATATCCTTTACCTTCAGCAGTTGTTAAATCAAAATCATATTTAATGTAACCATTAGCCAAAGTTCTAGTAACTGAAGGCGTAACACTTATTGTAGTTGCATCATCTTTTATTGATAATGTATGTGCGTTATCTATATTGTAATATCTTGGTATAATATAAATACTATGTGTTGTGTTTCCAGAATCAATGACTATCATACTATAATAACAACATTTTCCTATTTTGTACAAAAAAAGACTAATATAATTAAATATTAGCCTTAATTTACACTAAAGTAGGTTAATTATACTGAAATTTGTGTAGCACTTACTATTGCTAAAAATGCTGTTACTGTTGCTGAATCTAATGTTGGTGCAAAACTTGTTTCTTCACCAATAGCAGTTAAATTATAACCGTTAAATTCTCCTTTAGCACCACCTGATAAACCTGTTCCAGAAACTACAACACCATCTTCTAAACCAACGATTTTATAATTTCCCATTCTATCTTTTACAACACAACCAGGTTGTGCTGCTGCTAATAATTTAATTTCATTTGCAGTATCTTTATCTTGTTTCTTTAATGAAAAAGTTAAAGTTTGATTTACTACTGTTGTGCCATCATTTTTAGATGTCACACTTGATTCTTCTAAGTTGTTGTTATCACTCTTTAGATCGTACTGAAATGCGGACACTAAAGCCACGTTCATACTTGTAGCCTCACCGCCCACAATTACAAAAGCATCAGCTATTCTATCAAAAAAGTAAACAGTACTTAAACCACCTACTGCATCTAAGCAAGGTTCGGCTCTACCTGTTGTTAATACACATGCCATATTATTATTTGTTTTTTATAAAAAAAGGGTAGAATAGCATATCACTAGACTACCCTTATTTATTAGTTAATTAATTATTCTTAGTTGGCTGCATTAACGATGCCATACGTAATTATATCGCTCACATTTCCGTACTGGACGCCATCTCCCCATTCCATAACAACATGTACATTATCAGAACCATCATTCATTGATTGGTCTAACAATCTTACGTTTCCACTCAATGCTAAATCTTCAATACCATACCAAAGTACGTTTGAACCTGTTGCAATCATAACATCATCAGATAATCCAGAACACTCAATTAACGGTATTCCTTCAAAGTTAGCTGTTGCTGTTCTTTCGTGAAAAGCATCGTAAGCACCTAATGCTGCTTGTGCAGTAATATAAAATTTCATTGCTGCTGTTGATACTCTAATAGCAAAACCAGGCATGTTATAAATAGCGTTTGGAGCTGCTGCTTTAACCTTCCCTAATTCAGCAATAATATTTCCTGCTGTTAAAGTTGTTCCTGTTACTTCATTTGCTGCTGGTAAAGCTGCATCTACTGTCAAAAGACCTTCAATACCTTCAAACTCTCCACCTGTTCCGTTAGTTCCTTGCCATATTACCGTTTCTCTTGATGCTGCAACGTTTGCTGCTGCTAATCCAGCTAAATAAGATTCAAAAGAACCTGTGAAACGGCCACTTTTGTACATAGACTGCCAAACTGGTCTGTAAGTCTTTTTACATAATTTAATGTTTACCTCAAACTTTTCAGTTGTAAGAACACGATCCGCTACTGTTAAAGTACCACCTGGAGTAAAGTCACAAGTTGCATCTTGTACAATTCCTGATAAATTTACATTTGGTACATTCCATTTGTAAGGTACATTTTCGATAACTTCCACACCACCATTTGTGATTGTAGTTGGTGCTAATAACGCTGCCGAGATAAATCTAGAGCTATCAGCACCGCTATAGTTGCTAGAAATAGTTTCAGTCGTGGCTAATTCAATTTTTTTGTTTTCCATTTTAATTTTTGATTTATCCGTTTATTGCGTTCATAACTCTTTCATGAATAGTTCTACCTACCATTACTCTAGGTTTAGCTTCTTCATGTTGGTTAAGTTTAACACTTTCAACTTCTGGTTGTTTGTTTAATTCGATTTTAAGAGTTTCGTTCTCTTTTGTTAATTCATCTATTTTAGTAGATAATTCTAATTTAACAGCCTCTAGCCTTTCATCTGCTTGTGCTGAAAATTCAGTTTTAACAGTTTCAATAACTTCAGCCATAAATGCTTCTTTGTCAAATTCTTCTACTACTTCAGTAACCGCTTCTGGTTGAACTTCTATGTTCTCAACTTCTGGAGTTTCTTCTTTAGCAGAAAAAAGAGCCTTAACACCATCTAGTACTTCTTGCACTATTGATTTTTTTACTTCTTCATTCATGTTGTTTATATTTGTTTTTAATTGTACTTGTTCCAATCCTAATAAAGCATCGATAGAAAAACCTTTAATTTCTCCATTCTTCACTTTACTCCACATATCTTCGTTTTCAACTTTCATCATCGTTACCCATGTGCCTTTAGGATATGTTTTACCATAATTAGCACTTTTATCTGTTTCAGGGTTTTCAACTGTCCACGCCTCAACAACACTCATTCCCTCTAATTTTAGTTCATGTTCTAAACTAGAATTATTGTTGTTTTGGTTTCTCATAAATGAATGAGCAAGTTTTTCAATTGTTTCTGCTGTGAAAAACATTTCAAACTCATTACCATCTATATTTCTATAAATTCTTTTGTTGGGAATAAGAGCAGCACCAAGTAATAAACGCTTTTCTTCGTTTACTTGTGCTAATTCTATTTTTTGTGGGTGTTCAGCAAGTGCTATCCACATGTCTTCCATTGCTGGATTTTCTACTACTGAAAGTGCGTAAACTCCTTCGTTTTCACCTTCTTTGTAAATTGCCTCATATACTTTCATACATTATAATAACAACTTTTTATTATAGTGTTCAACTTTTTAATAGATAAAATCTATTTTGTTAATTGAATAATGTGTTGTACATTGCACTTGGATTTAGTTGGAATAAATAATTGATTAATAGAATTATGTTAGGGTGTTAAAGGGTCATAATTAGTTTTATGGCTCTTTTTCTTTTTATTAAAAAAATAAGTAACAAAATGACAAGATTTGAAAAGATATTAATAGATAATGGTTATATAAAATACATACTAAATTGTAAAACCATGAAATATGAAATAACAAATAAACACAGAATATCTACTATGGTAAATTTAGATCATAGATACATACATAAAACAGATGAAGTTATACTAAAAAAGATAGAACAAGATAAAAGTGTTATGGATGATGATTTTACTTGGGAAGACAGAAAAGGTGTTATTTGTTTTGGTTTGCATGAGGCAGATAAGCCACCTACACTTATAAGTCCTAGACCAAAAATAATTGTAAAAAGACAACATTATTTTAATGATGAAAAAATAATTTCGCTAGAAGATGAAAGATTAGATGATTCTATGAATTTATGTTTAAGCATAGAAGAACCAATACAAATATTTAAAGCATTGTTTGATTCTTCTATTTGTTTTAATTATGATTTTACATAAATAGTTTATATACTACTTGTTTCTACTACGTTTCTTTCAAATTCTTGTTGGCTAGTAACATCGCCCCCTACAACAAAAGCTTGTATTGGTTGCTGTTCTTGGTTTAATGTTTGTGCTAATTGATTTACGCCACTTGTACCAACTACATTAAATGATGGTGCTGCTGTTGCTCCTGCTCCACCACCTCCAGCAAATGAACCAGAACCACCTCCCTTATCATAAGGTACTTTTACTTTTAATATGTTTTTAACCGCTGCAAAACCTGCCAACCCTGTTGCTACTGCTTGTGCTATTGCATAACCTGGAACTGGTACACCAGCAAATGCTCTTAATTGTCCTGCTATTGAAGCGTAAGTGTCTATTAAAGCTGATGCAACTGCTAATGCTTTTCCTGCTCCTGTTTGTCTTCCTACTAATTCACTAACTGCATCTAAAGAACCACTAATACCATCTAATAACATTTGTTTAGCCTGAAATTCAGCCTCGGCTATTCTTACCCTTGCATCTGCATTCGCTTTTTCGTCTTCTGTTTTTCTGTTTTGTATTTCAGCACTTTTTATTAAACCTTGAACCTCTAAATCTATTTGTTCATTCTGTGCTATTGCAAATTCTTCTGTGCCTTCTCTTAATGCCTCTAATCTTAAAGCGTCTTTTTCTTTTTGTTCGTTGTATGGATCAGCAATACCACCACTTTCTAAAGATGGCCTATATTGTTCATCTATTGCTAGTAAGTCTTGTCTGTATTCTAATTCAACTGCTGTTAGGTCTTTTATTCCTGCTTTCTTTAATTCTTTTAAATCATTCTGGAAACGTTCTTCACGTTCTCTTATTTCACGTTGTCTTTCGCCTAATAAAGATAATTCTGCTTCACGTAATATATCAGCACTTCTATTTTTTTCTTCTTTAGGTATTTTCTCTTTTTTCTCTTTGGTCTCTTTTTCTGGCGTTAATACTTGCTTTTCAATTTTAAGAAGTAAATTATATTGTTTTTCTAACTCCTCGTTTTTATCTGCTAATATTTGCCTTTCTTCTTCATCTATTTTTCCTGATGATTTTGGTATTCCGAATATTTGTTGCCACCATTTAAGTTCCTTTGCTTTTGCTTCTTCTGTTGCAATGGTTAATTTCAAATTCTCTATTGTAGCAAGAATGTTTTTTCTCTTTTCTTCTAAAAGTAATTTTTCTTGTTTTACTAAATCTTCTGTGCTTTCACCTTGAAGTTTTAGTATGTCTTTTTGTAGAGATAATCTTTCAAGCTGAATATCTAATAAATCATTATTATCTTTTAATAAACTTTTTTGATGTTCTAAGTCTTTATTTATAAATCCTAACGCCTCGCCAATAGCATCCCAATTAGAAACAATAAACCCTAAAGCAACTACAAATGCACCTATTCCTGTTGCAATAAGAGCAGAACGCATTGCAGCACCACCAACTTTCACTGCTTTAGTTAATTTAACAGCTTCTTTAACACCGCCTTCAAGTCCATCATTTAGATTTCTAACAGATTCTTCTGCTTTACCAAAACCTTTTTCAATGTCGCTTCCTGATTCCTTTACCTTACCACCAACCTTTTTAGCTTTCTTTTCTACATCATCAATAGCACGACCTAACTTCTTTATTTCTTCTGCACCTAGTTGAACCTCGCCATCTATGACCTTAATTCTAATAGTTGTTTCTACCATGCTTTCTTTCTTTTATATTGATTCCAACTACCTTTCCATGTGGTTTGTAGTTTATTAACGCCCTTAGCTATATCAATTTCTTTTGATACACCTCTTAATTTTCCTATCTCTAATGTCTTTATTATTAAATCAAACATACTATGTTATTATTGCTAAATATCCTGCAAATTCAGCTACTGCTTCTGTATTTGGTGTGTCTGATGTTGCTATCATTCTTATATCGTGATTTGGTGGAACTATTATAGGTGGCTCTAATGGAATTTCAGTATAACCTATTGAACTAAATGATCTTTGTGTTCTCCATACCTTTCCTAATTTTCTAGTTTGAAAACTAAAAACTACATTAGCAGAAATAGTACCAACTAAACCACCACTAAGTTGCGTTATAATATAATAATCTTGACTTGATAATGCAGTAACACATTTTCTGGATTGGTTTTCTCCTGCTGTGCCAAATACTGTTAAATGAGTACTTGTACCATTATCTTCTACTGTAATATCACCTACAAAATCAGTTCCACTATCATTATAAAGTCTATTAACTCTAGCTAAAGGTGTTGTTAATGGAACGTTAGTTGTTCCATTTAATGTTGCTGTTTGAATTACAAAAGTTAAATCAGTTCCGGATATTGTGTGACCTTCTATAACAATATCTTGTGTATCACCCCCAGAAGTACTAACTACTATATCAATATCATTTGCTGTTTTATAAGTTTCATTACTTCCTGTGTTCCATATAGTTTCAGAAACACCTGTGTCTAAATCTTTATTACCTCCAAATTTCAAAAGTCTTTTACCCTTTTGCCAAACACTTACATTATCTTCGTAAGTTTTAAAAATTTCGTTTTCTGCTGCTGATATTTTATAAGATGGAACTACTGATTGAAAAGGTTCTGAACTGTTACCTGTTTCTCTTGTTTCATAATATCTATCTGTGCCATCGGCATCTTTTACTTTTATGCTCATTTTATTAAGATTTTGTTATTAAAATTGTATTTATTAATCCACTATTAGCAGGATCAGCAAAATTTAATGCTCCCTGTGGTATTGCGTTTTGTGTTATTGTAAATTTAGGATCGTTTACACCATCCGTTGCTTTTATTTGTGCTGTTCTTAATGCTCCTGTAGTGTTCGTTGCTAAATCAAATGTTATTGTATTTATAACACCTGTTACACTTCCTGTTATTGTTACCCATGATGTTCCATAACCAGTATCTACTAATGATAAAACTGCTGTTGCTAATCCTATATATCTTGAATCACTACTTACTGCATCACCTGTTAATGTTCTACTTGTTGGTGTCCACAAACTACTGTTTAATGAATCTGATGCTAATGGTGCGCTATAAATATCATTGATTAACTCTAACTTATCTTTTCTATTTACTATATTACTCTTTACTGTGTTTATTAAATAACGTTTATCGTTTATTACTAGCCTATCATTTAACTTTAGTTTGTTTAATAACCAATTAGGTAATATCGCCTCATAGTCATAAATTCTTCTTTTAATACTGAAAATATCACCTATGTAATCACTAAAACCCCAATTATAAATCGTATCTGTAAATACTTGACTTGTGAACTCGTTTATTTCTGCATTAAAATTGATATTAAAACTATCTGTGTCATACTCTATACTATGAGAAGGCATTAATACATTGCCACTTAATTCTTCATAAGTAGCACCTTTAAAACCTAATGTGTTTCCTGATACTGAAACACTAGGTAAATACATTAAAAAAGGTTCTCCAACAAAAGGACTAGAACTATCATTTAACATTAAACCATACAATAATTCTATTTGGCTATTATCAATAGTATCGTTTAACCTTTCAAATATTGGTTGCTCAAATATTACTTCTATATCTAGTTTGTCACCGCTTAGCAGCTCACCATCTGCATCATATAATTTTTGTTCTAAGTTGCCATAATAAACACCGTTTTCTTGTGCATAAAAATCTGCTAATATTTGCTTACTATCTTTAAACTTAAAATTGATTTGGTTTAAAATCTTGCCTCTACTAACCGTAACTTGTTTAGTGTCTATGTATTTTGTAACATCGTATATTTGACCTTCAGCATACCAACTCTGTAAATCTTGTACATATAGATTGTCACCATCAGGAACTACAACCAGGTTAAACATTCTAAAAATAGATGTTAAAAAATCATATACTTTTATATCCTTAAACGATGTTGTTATAATTGTATCTAAGTCTATTACTTGATTTGTTTGACTATTTGAAAAAACCACCACCGTAACCCTTGGTATAGTGTTATATCTGTATTCAAGTCTAGTTGTAGCATCAAATTCAAAATCTTCTTCTGTTATTACTTCAGCCTTTACATCATAATTTTCAGAAAATTGTATTTCTGATGTGTTTTTAGTTTTTGTGCCTTGCAACCACACACTGCTTTCATAACCAACCGTTCCATTTATTGTTAATCTTATTTTATAATCTACACTTCCAAAACCTGCTTTTGGTGTTACTGTTGTAAAATATATATATCTATCCCTTGTAGCATCTATAAAAGGTTGAGTGCCACTTAGTTCTTCATAAACTTTTAAACCATTTGATAAATCATCTTTAGTATTGTTTACATTCATATACAATTCTGAAAACTTAGTTTCATCAAAGAAAGTACCACTAAATGTTAAACCATACTTTTCTGTAATAGCCTGTATAATTAACTTAACTTGTATCGCTGGTCTTAATTCGCCAAAACCTATACCATCTGTTCTTCCTGCATCATACGCTATATTTACAAGCGTGTCCGTTGCTGTTGTATCACTTACATCACTATTGTAATAGAACTGCCTTTTATAAGATACTAAAGGATAGCAAACAGCTTTAGTATAACTAACAGAATCAACTGTAAAATCTAAGCCAGTAGTTAATCCAATTTTAACATTCGCTGCTGTATAATCGTGATTGAAATTATCTAACCAATCTAAATCTTTTAATTTATCTTCTCCTATTAAATCTTTTACCTTGATTGTATTACCATAAAAAACAACCTTATAAAATGCTGGTTGGTTTTCTTTTATAACAACGTTTACTAATTGTAGTTTACCACGCTTAAAATCTAAAGTATCTACATCAATAGTACACGTTTTTCTTACTCTTGCATCAAAAAAACCACCATCAATATCAGAATTATAATAATGAGCAAATAAACCGTTATTTCTCTTACTGGCAGGTAAAGTGAAGCTTTGCGAAAAGTCACCACGAATTTTAGATATATCTTTTACATCTTGAACCGCTGAAGTAACCTCTATGTTTTCATCTTTGCCAAACGTGTCTAAACGTTGCCCTTCTAAGAAAATATCTACCGCCATTAAATATTATTTATCGTATTGTAAGCATAACTAAAATCAATATTATACTTTACTAATCTGTCATTAGTTCTAGTTAGTGGCTTAAACGTTTTAGTATCTACATTTACTGGTACAAATGAATCATTCTCATAAAAGAATACCTTTTCACTTAATACCAATTCTTTATATAGTGTGTTTTCAGCCTCATTAATATAACCACTATTAACACTTACAGTATCATTGCCTATTACATTTAGTTTTTGAATCTGATGTTTTGCTATGTCGTAAGTACCACCAGAAATATAATTGTTTTTAAAATCCTCACTCTTAACACTTAGTTCATCTGTTCTTTTCTTGAACATTGTGATAACATCATAAGCACCATATTTATTTAAAAACACAACACTAACTGGAGAAAATTTACATTCATCGATAATTTCAAAAACAAAAGCATCATCATTTGGTTTGGTTGTTACTGTTATGTATTCATCTGTTGTAACTGTCGAAACATCTATACTAATATATTGCAATGCATCAGTACTTTCATCTGAAGTAGTCATTGTTAATGTGTCGTTTATTTCGCCTGTTTCACTATCAACTTCTATACTCGTAATTGTACCCTCGTTTAAATAAGGAAACAATATAAAACCATCCCTTGATACTTTACGATTAGCGCAATTAGTTAATACTTTAGATGTTGGTACATCAGGATTAACGCCCTCTTGCATATAGCCATAACCATCAATAGCTGATAGCGTGCCTTCTATGTCTGGTATAATTTCAGAAGGATCAGTATAACTTGCTGTATATTTTGCCCATTTTAAACCATCATCTAAAACATCTACTATTTGACTAGATGAAGTTAATATTACTTTAGGTACTGGATTTAAAAACTCTCTTATTAACTTAGATAAATCTATATTAAATTCTGCATAATCTACCGTAGGTCTTATCTTAGTTAGTGTTCTTGATGCAGTACCAGGAACTACTGTTAAATCACCATCCCAAACATATAATGTTAATGTAGTTGATGTTGTTGTTGTAAAGTTAAAAGGAATGTTTACATAATATGGTGAACGCATTAAAGCATAATCAATAGTGGCTGGTGTTGGAGGTGTTACCACATTTGTAAATACTACTGTAAATTCGCCTGTATTATCATCGCCTCCCTTTATGCCTAAAAAATCTTCACCATCTGTTTCTGATTGTATAGTTAAAACATTATCTACTTGTGTAGTTACATAACCAGTAGGAAAATCTAAATCAAAAGCTGTTTCAAATTGTGTTGCAGTTGATGTGCCTGTTATTCCTGGTAGTATTGCAGAACTAACCTCATAAGATGCACCTCTAGTTAATACCCATGTCCATTCTTCACCAAAATTATCAGTTGTTATTTTCAATGTATCATCTACTACAAAATCCGTAGTAAATGTTATCTCCATTTCGCTATATGTTGGCATCCTTATTCTTTATTAATGTTATTTCCATAAATCTTTCTAAATCTAAACCATAAGCCTCTACTAATTCTTCTGGTAGTGTTTCAAATGCTTTTTCGTATGGTTTACTATAAAAGTATGTTGGTTTAATTCCTTGATGATAAACTACTCTTTGTACTGCGTAAGCACTCAATCCTTTATCTTGCGCCCAATTCTTTAACGCTCCTAATGGTGGCATTTTATTTGTAAATCTATATGGTGAATCTTTAGCGTTTATCTTCCAAAGTTTACCCTTATTATTTCTTTTGTTAAAAGTAGATGTTGTTTTTCTTACACCTCCTGCACCTCTTACACCTTTGTCTATAAAGTCTAAATATTTAGATGTTTCTTCTTTATCAGTTCCAAAATCAAATTGTATAGAGTTTTCAAATGCGTTTGCTTCATAATCCAATGAAGTATATAATGCGTCTGTATGCCTACGCCCTGCACGTGTTAAATTAGCACGTGATTGTGATACTAAGTAATTACCAAACTTATCTAATATTTCTTTTACTTCAACACGATCTAACATACTGTCGTTAATTTATCAGGCACATCAATAGTCCATGTTTGTTGCCAACCATCTAATAAATTCTTATGTGCGTATATTACTGGTATTGCTGGACTTGCGTTTTCAATAGTTATATCTGTGTTTAATGTGTCTTTAACCATCTTGTTAAGCGCTACACGTAAAATAGCATAACATTTATTTGCGTTGTCCTGTTTATTGTCGTTGCTCCAAAACTTATCATTAACTTCTTCTTTGTTAATATCTCGTATGTCTAATACATTTATAATCACATTAAATCTATGTGCTGATAAATTTTCTACACCAATAAAAGGTGAATCTGAAACCTCAATATGTACTAAAGGAAATAGATTTTTCTTATAGTTATCAATAATTCTATAATCTTCTTCCATTGTTACAGTAGAGGCTTTTAGACCTACTTCACCTTCTTCAAAGATTGTTTTTAATTGTTTTATGAGTTCGTAATATGTATTCATTATAGAAAAGGTTTAAAATCGTATTCAAAAATAAAGTCATACCTTATTGTGTCATATCCTGATGTGTTATCTGTCGTGTACATTATTTTTGTTTTATTAATTTAGCTTCTAATTTGTTTTTATCTGTTTCAAAACACAAGTATAACATTGCCTCACCTAACGGTAATTTAGTTGCTCTTTCAAGTTCAAAAACGTTTCCTCCAGCGAGGCTGTAAATGTTTTGATACCAACCCCATTTTGAGCCAAAGTTTGAGATAGCTTCGCTTGAACCTCCTCCCCCTTGATATAATTCAGCGTAATATTCATGCAGTCTTTCAGTATGTTGCAAAAAAAAACATCAGCACCCATTACAACATCTAGTGTTAAATCTAAAGGTTCTTCTTTACCTGTGTAATCTTCTATCAAATAATTGCCTTTACTTTTTACTGTTATAGGTCTGTATAAAATAGCCATTACTTTTTGACGTTTTGAATAGTCACCATACATAGAATCCAAATCTGCTTGTTCTCCAACTGTCATTTCTTCCATTGAAGGTATTAAACCGTATTCTTTACCCTCGTGTTTTATGATCGTTTGTATAGATGGTTTATCATTTAGTATTTTAGTCAAAGAATTAACCAAGCCATTAAATGAACTCCTGGTAATTTGTTTAACTGTTTCTGGTTCTATATCACATAAGCAACTAACCATTTGCCTATTTATAAATTCAGCATCTTCACTATCTTTAACGCTGTTAATAAACTTTTGATATTGTGATAGTTTAATATCTTTTAGTGTACCAGGTATTTTAATCTTTACTTTCATTACTATAATAACAATTTATTTGTGTTTTGTTTTTTATCTTATGTCGTACTGCCCTCTGCCTTTTGTTTCTTCTTCAATGATTCCGGTAAGTGTGTCTGGCGCATCATCAAATTTATTAGCCTTAAATAGTTTTTTATATTTAGTAACATCATTGTAAAATGGTGTCCACCTAAGAAACCAATCTTTAGGAAATACTATCTTACTAGATACAGAAGCACTATTACTAAAAATTCTAGCCTCTTTGTTACTTGACTGATGAAACCATTTTACATTAGTTCGTGTTGATGCTTGTACTATTCTTGCAAACCCTCTACCACCATTGTTAGATTCAACTAAGGATATATTAACATTGTTTTTGTTTAGTAAATCAATAGTTAAAGGTTCTGTTTTCTCCATTGGTTCATCTGTGTACAATACATCTAAAACGTATAGGTGATCATCTGAACTAGATAATGGTATACCATAAACAATAGAACATAATTTATCAGTACCAGTATCAGCTGTATCTGTGTAGTTTTTTATTTGTTTTAATTGTGGTAGATCTGTGTACGTCTTAAAATCACTATATAATAACCCCTCTTTAGATTGTGGGTTTCCTTGATATAAACACTTAAATTTCTCAACATCCATTTCCATACTACTTATTAAACCTTCTTTAGAGTGCATAGATTCCCAAAGTGAATCACCTATATTTCTGTTGTCAATTGGAGTTTTTTCACTCTCTTTTATTGCCTCAAAATTAACCTTTAACCATTCGTCGTTTTTTAGTTTAGGTATATTGTTAATGTCTTTTAACTCCTTAACCTTCCCATTTGATTCTAAACGGCCTATTAAATCGTCCTCATGCCATCTGGTGAATACAATTAATTCTTGGCTGTTATTATGTAGTCTAGTGCTAACTACTGATGTGTACCAGTCCCAAACATTCTCACGTATCAAAGGACTGTTTCCCTCCATGTAATCTTTGTATAAATCATCCATTATCATAACATCAACCCTGTTGCCTGTTAATGCACCACCACGCCCTACTGATTTTAAACCGCCTTGTTTCCCTACTATTTCAAATTCTAATGAGTTTCTAAGATAGTTAGATGAAGCAGTTACAACGTTTGAAGAATTTAATGTTGTTTTTGGGAATATATCAAAATATTTAGGAGTATCAATAATTCGTTGTATATCTCTATTAAATTTTGATGCAAATGTGGTGTTATATGAAGATACTGCTATTTTTTTATCTGGGTTAATACCTAAAATATAAGCAGGTAAACGCCTTGAAGAACCCTCTGATTTACCATGTTGTGGAGGCATTGTAATAATTAATTTCTTTATTTCTCCTTTGGCAAACTTATCTAAAAGACCGTAGTATTTTTTATGAAAGTTCTCCACTTGAAAACTATCCAAAGTAGATTTTGTAAAGTCTAATAAGTTATTTCTTGCTTTATATATTTCATCACTATAAAGAAGTGAATCTAACTCTTTTAATTCATCAATCCCCATTACTTAAAAGATCCTTAATTCTTTTCGCTCTTTCTTCTGGCGTATATTTTAAAGTATCTATTAGATTATCTCCTAAATCTAATTCGGTTGCTTTTAATGTAGGTATAATGTACTTACTCATATCTAGAAATAACTTAACTCTTTTTTCTGGGTCTAAAGTTTGAAAGTCTTTTGTTATCTGTTCTAGGTTATCTTCTAATAATGAAGCAAAGGCATCACGTATTATAGCACTTGATTTATTAGCACTTCCTTTAGGTCTTCCAGTTGCTTTTTTATGTCCTTTTTCAAAAGGCATTTTGTATTATTTTTGTATTATTTTAATACATGTTACACTATAATAACAATATTTATCTATTTTGTTTCGTAAGTATCAAATACTACGTTAATTTCGTCTATCAGTTTTTTAACACATGATCCACAAGATGATACTTTATGTTGTAGTGCAAATATATGAGCATAGATAGGAATTATTATATTAACTTGTTGTTCGTTTGTTACCTCGCTTCTACGTTCTCTTTTTAAAAATGCTTTCCATGTGTTATATTGTTGTTCGGTTAAGCATCTTAGAGCAGTTGTTTTAATTCTGGTTTTGTTTAGTTTCTTTTTACGTTCATCACATCCACAGTCTTTGCCTTCTGGAGTAAATGCTTCAACTATTTTTTTAATACCAGTAGCATTGGTTATCTTCTCCACTATATCACCTGCTCCAATAGAATTATCATTATCAAAGTTTTTCTTCCATTCTTTATACTCTAGTGTTCTTTTATCTTTAGGTTCTTTCATAACTTTCTAAATTGGTTCATTAATAATTACTTCTTTGGCGTTTGGGTATCTTGTATTAACTTTTTTAAAAGCGTGTTCTCTTGTTTCTGCTTCTACTAATTCGTAAATATCACTATTCCAAAATCCTAAATCTATATTAGCTAAATAAATCATAATTTTCTAAATTTTTTTACTATATCTGTTCGGTTAAGTTTCTCTATTGCTTTGTGTTTTTGATAGTGCAATGTTGATACTGGTATGTTAAGATACTTTGCGTTCTTTCTTAGGCTTCTAGTATGGGTTTCTATTAAGTATCTTTTATCTATTAATCCTATTTCATTTAGAGCATCATCTATACATTGTAATTGCTCCAGGTGTGTTAAATCTGAATCTGTTTTTATAATGTTGAAATAATCATTTATACTTACTGTTTTGATCCGTTTCTTTTTAATGCTGTTTAAGAAGGCACTAAACATAACTCTATAAATATACCATTTATTAACTTCAGAATATTTTTTGTCTGTTTCATACATTGTAATATACATATCTTGTACTAAATCTTTTGCGGTTTCTTTATCCTTACAAATTCCGTTTGCTATTCTTAACCATTCTTCGTGATTTTTAGATAGTTTTTTTAACACTTAATTTAGTTTGATATTACACAAATATATAAAATTATTTTGAATTATGAATACTTATGCCATAATAAACAACTAACCCATCCTATACAAAACCCTCCTATTATAAAAACTACTGCTATCATATCTATTATTTTAAATTATACTTAATCCCTATATAAAAATTAGGGTTCAATCCTTTTGTTCCCCATCGATCCAACAAGTCACTTCTCTTTATAAGCTGACCTAGCGCACTCAATTTTAGTTTAGGTGTTATCATATAACTAACATCACCAGATAATCCGTAAGTAGCGTATCCCATTTTCCAACGATGTATAAGCCCTATAACAACTCCAGCAGATAATTCTACATTTGGTATCATCTTGTTTAGTGTCCAATTTGGTATGATTAATAAACTGAAATAATCACCACCTTTTAATTTAGCATATTCTAATTCTTGGTTTATAGAAAAGTAATAGTTATTAAGTTGATAGCCTTGTAGCGAAAAACTCAATTTAGCATCTATTGTTTTAAACGCTTCGTTTCCTCGATCATCACCTAAGAATAAAAGTTTAGCATCTTGGTATATTCCTATACTAATGTTGTCTTGTGCCTTACATTCGTTTATAAATGTTAATATAATAGCTATTGGTATAAGCCATATCCATCTTTGTTTTGTTGTTAGTTTATCTTTCATAAGTTATTCATTTTCAATTAGTTTAAAAATCTAGTTATTCATATAACATGTTGTAAGTAATTGCCTTTATTCGTTAAGGTCTGTTTCATTAAAAAAACCTCGTAATCTGCAATCAGTTCCATTACCACTTAAAAAACGTTCTACTTCATTATCTACTTGTTTTTGATGTTTACGTCTTATTTCAGAAATAATAAGTTCTTCAATCGTCGGTAACTCTGTACAACACGGTGTAACCATAATTACTTCTTTTGTTTCATCTATAACAGCACTTATTAAACCTCTGTTATTTAATAAGGTTTCTTCACTAAATCCACGCTCAATCAATTTTTGCTTAATTAGTTTTTCCATTTGTTTATTTAATAAATTCCAGTTAAGGTGCAGTTATGATAACCTTTCGAGGCGTTGCCATCTTTAGTTTTGTAATTATCCTTACTAAAGTTTTTCCAGCCATCTTTATCAAACGCCATTACCATATCTTCAATTCCTTCTTTTTCTAAAAACTTTTCACCTTTATTCATTTCTTATTTATTTAAGTCTGTTATTAATTCACGCAACTAAACATACACTTTACCATTAGGCACAATTAATTATTAGCCTCTAATTCCTTAGCACACTTATTACAATAGTCTGTGCCGTGTCCTGTTACATCGTTTCCATCCCAATAGCATAAATACTTTTTATTGCACTTAGGGCATCTAAATCCTTTTTTACTAAATAAGTACTTCCAAAATGTAGGGCATTCAAAAATTTTGTGTTTCCATCTTTTAAAGAATTTCTTATACGGTTGCATTGTTACTACTATTCCCATAATTAACGTTGCCTAACAATGTGTATAAGCAATAGCCGTTAGGCGTTTTAAACTATTGCAGTTGTTAATATTTAAGTTCTGTTCATATATTCAAAGTTCGTGCAAGGCTACTGCTCATACACTCGTCCGTTATGTACAATATAGC